ATAAATACTTTGGATGATGGGTATCGTTACAGTTTCATTGGGTGTGAAGACTTACCGAATATTCCATGTAGTGCGCTGTTAGGCGGACAACTTGGTGGTAATGTCTCTGTAGGAGATAGCGGAGCCAGAAGAGCTGGTATGCCAGAGAACATAATCTCAGCTACGGGTACTTATGACTTCGGTAATGGGTGGACTGTAAACGGTAGTATTATCGACGTAGAGAGTACTTTCTCTGGGTTCTCTAATAGTATCGAACTACCTGCTTACACCTTGGTAAATCTAGGCTTTTCCTATGCTAGGAATGACTGGATGCTTAGCGTAAGTGGAAAGAACCTGACGGACGAGAAATACTTCCGAGCAAACTTTCCAAACTTATTCGGAAGTACAATCGTACTACCCGAGTTACCACGAAACTATACTGCTAGAGTACAGTATACTTTCTAAGCTACCATTTGACCTTGTCCGCCCAGTACGCGGCGGACATTTTACCTCTTGCAATGTTCTTTGCATGCCTCGCTTTAAAACTCTTCCTCTTAGCCTTCATAGCAGCAGACTCTCCCGCCTTGGGTTTACCTGCGGTTTTAGCGCCTTGCTGACCAAATCGAATAGTCTTCGTTTTAGTTCCAACTTTCGCTACAACTATGTGTGACTTTTTCTTATGCCCAGGTGTACGCTTAGGTTTGTTAAACGCTTTCACACCTGCACGTTTCAGTTTAGAACTCCGTTTCTTCTTAACAGCCATTAGATTCCTCACATTGACAAGGGTCACATTTGCATATATAGCATGCACAGCTCTCTTCTTGATCTTCCATTATATTGCTTCCACCGGCCAGTTCTGAGCGCCCATAACAACTGCTAAAGCGTCGACATCTGCCGCACCTGTGATAGCTACTTTAAGCCTATCATATTCTGTTATTACTGCCGCACGATAAGTTACAGTTGCAGCAGGTATCTCTACGCTTCTTTCTGCTTTGCGTATAACCATCCAATCTGTGCCAGCAAGTGCGCTATTAGCCTGACTCTTGATTCGATTTTTAAAACTATACTTGAGACCCCGAGTGATCATCTGCACACTTGTGTCTACCATCGCGCCCTCACCACCATTAGCGCTAGCGTCATACTCTTGCACATAGATAGGATTACCGTCTGAGTCTACAGCGTCAACGTCTTCAACAGCCATCGCAGTGTTAGTATATTGCTGTGTAGGAACACCGTCTACCAACACTACATCCCCTTGAGTGACATAGTAGTAAAGTCGGTCTTTTCTCTCGGCTTCTACTACATCTTGTATATTATTTTCCGTCAGAAATTGTGAATTAGGCATTCCTGAAAAGGATACGTTTGGGAACATTTTCTGAACCGAAAAGCCGGTTCTTACTATTGCTCCATCTTGTACTTGTGCGAACATTTATTTCTCCTATTATCTTGCGTTTGCGTTTTTGAAGGGTGATTCTGCGAAAGCCATGTATAAATAAACATCACCATTATAGTTTCTATTTCTAGTTCCAGCGTTCCTCAACTTAAAACCGTTGCTAACAAGATCAAGGACGTTTGATCCAGCACCGTCGTCAGCAGATAAGTTTGGATACAAAAATCGTGTAATCTCGTTAAACGGATTTCTTTTGGTATCCCAGATCATCCAATCCGCTACGGCAGTGATGTTTTTAACCATCAACCAAGCTGGACGAAAACCGCAATTAACAAATGGCCCCGACGCATTTCCATTGCCGGTATAAACGCCAATTTTGCTGTAGCCGGGTTTTGAGGCGAAGCAGTAAGCGAGAACGTTAGTGCTTACATCAATTCCGCGAATAAACTCAGAGGTAAAAGACCCATAACTGGCACTTACCGTGGTTTTAGCATCTGTTCTGTCTAAAACAAGACGATCATTTGACCCATCAATAACGGTTGTCCAACAATACCAAGCTGAAGCACCCCACTTGTAAAACACCATTTCTGGAGCAACGCCTAGACCATGAGTGACAGTTGCATCAGGATCACTTGTTGCCGTGTATGTAACAATACTAAATCCAGCCTCTTGGTTAGCACTAACAACAGCCTTTATATCTCCATCAAAATAACTTGAACCAAAAGTACTGTTTGTATTTATTTGCCCTCCCATTCCGGAGTGAACAGTACAATAGTAATAAAGCCTTGCGGTAGAGGCTGCAACAGTAATTTTTGTATATGCTCCAGAGCTTCCCGGACTTCCATAAGTTGTTACGCCTGTAGTATACTCCGAGCCTCCCCCATGACTTCCGTTGGAAGTAGTGGAAAATCTAAGAGGATGCCCGCTGTTAGAAGAGTGAGACTGGTCAAAAGTATAAGTTCCCCCCTCTTGTAGATGAACAGTTTGTGCACTCGTGGCATAATCATCAAATCTGTATTTGTTTCCGCTGTCACTTACTACTTTTACTACATATGTTTTAACTGGAGCTGTACCACCTGCTTTCCAGTTCCAAGCTACAAAATTTCCACTATTTACATTGACTTGTCCTGATTGTGAATTTTCTCCGTTTAATCTAAAACCATCATTTAAAAATGCTATAACACCAGTACTTTCTGTATCTTCTCCGTCGGGAATATCAGATTGCAGATGTTTTAACGGCCCTCTTACGCTATTTCGTAGGTTATGTGATGCTGCCGAATCTCGTCTTTTTGTCCATAGAAAGTCTGGCTGAAACCCAACACCTGATATATCTTGAGTGCCTGAGTTACCCGTATACGTTACCGTATTAAAATGCTCTCCTGGCAAAGTAATAGCGGGGTCGGGGAGGTTCTTCGTACAGAGTACTTTGTAGCCTGATGGTGGTGTGTAGGCGTAGGTCTTTTGACCAAAATTAGCCTCTGCTGTTATACCTCCTGAATTACCAGAATCACCAGCAGCAAACGTAACATTTTCTAAATTTAAGCTTGTTGCAGTGTACTGAAGACTATTATTCTTGTACCACTTAACTGTTGAATTGTCATAGTCTATTGCAACTGCAATAACATCATTAGTTGTAAATGTTGCGGGAGCAGAACTAAGGACGCTACTACCATTATAATAAATGTTACCGTTGCTACCTTGGTACGCCATGTTTTTAGTTGAACCGTTAGGCAGCCATGTGCTATTTGTTGCTGCCATTGAAACATCTCTAACACCGTAGTTTCCAAATCCTCCGTTAGCTGTGGCTTTAAACTCTGCGTAGTATTTACCGCTTGTAGGTAAAATTGTGGCAGTAGAAGTGCCGTATCCTGTAGATGGCGTTACAATTTTTAAGTTCCCTTCGCTGAAGGTGTTACTTACTGACCCTGTGTACAACGAATTAAACGTAGCAAAGTTATTCGTAGGCGTGTCGGTTACAACGTCAGAGTTGGCGAGGTTAACGGCAGTCAGGTCGTTACCTTCTCCTGAACTATCAGTGCCTATTGCACCGCTTGCAAACTTCATATAGAAACCGTTAGTGCCGTAGCTACCGCCTTCATATTCTTTTGGAACCCACTGTCCTGTATCGTCGTTAGTTTCACCAAAGTCGCTTGCTGCTTTTGCAGTTCCGTCAATAAAATGTGTCTCTGCTAAATAGCCAATACTGTTTGCAGTAGCATTTAACGAACCAAGATAAAATACATCCGCAGTGTTATTTACAGGAAGTTCTAAATTCTGGCTTGGGAAAGTTTGTTGACCGCTTACAAATGAAGTTTGTCTCACTCCGTTAATGTAAATTTTTACTCGATCAGTTGCTGTGCCTTGTGTTGTGTCAAATGCTAAGACTATGTGATACCAAGCTGCTGTATCTCGAAATACAGCAGTAGTACCCAGCCTTATTAAATGCCCCCCTACCGCAGTATAATAACTTACCTGTAATAAGGCCGGGTCAAACGTAACATGCAGACCTTGGGTAAAAATTGAAGCATTTGCTGTCTCTTTTGTTCTTTTTATCCAACAACTAAGAGTAAATGTTCTACGATTTCCAGCAGTGCCTGGTGTACGTTTAAGATGAGCGTTTCCAGCGTTATCAAGAATAGCTGACTGCCCTATCACGTCAGATTCCGAAGCACCACTACCCATTAATATTTTACTTGCATTACTCATTAGCTCAATACCTGCCCTGCTGTGAAGCCATACCAAGTGGTACCAGCATCTGAAGTGAAGAAAACAAATACATCGACATTACCTGCCGCTGCAGAAAGTGTAGGTGCAGTAGCTGCTGCCCAGTCTACTCCAGAAGGCCATGCAATAGTTCTACCTGCTGTGCCGTCTTGAGTTACTTTTAATACAAAGGAAGAAACTGCACCTGAGGCGGCGGGGTTAGTCCAGTTGAAAGTACCTATATTATGTGCTAAAGTGATTGTAAAAGTTGTCGCTAAATTCAGATCAAGAGTTACTGTAGTACCTGAAGTAAGTGCTGCAGATTTCTCCTGTGTCGCTGCGTCAAACTTAACAACACCAGTCGAAGCCGCTGTCACAGCTTTCGACGCGGCAGTAGTACCTAATGTAGCTATATCTAAGTAGTTAAGCTCTGCTGCAGTTGAAGTAACTGCCGCGAGTTTTGTAAAGTCTGCTTGAACTAAACCAGAAACACCGTCTAATAGATTGAGTTCTGCCGCAGTAGAAGTTACACTCATAGCTGTCAGACTTGCTGCTGCTACGCCTAAACCCAGAGGAGGCTGACTGAAAGTAACAACTTGATTTTCCGCTACAGATATGGCAGGGGTTGTTCCCACTGCCGAACCTAAGCCTATTACCAAGTCGTCTGCCGAGTCATCAAGCCCTATATAGAAGTCTTGAGCATTGCCATCAAATACTATTTTAGTATCTTCTGCACCCGCATCTCCAATTGTGAGCGTAGGGGTAGTACCAGATAGAAGTAACCCATCTGCAACTAAAGTATCCCCTGCTTCTATTTCTCTTATTACTCCGCTTACTATAAGGGGGTATCTATTTGTCATTTTATGTTACTCCTATCTTGACGATGCTACCTGAACGAGTCGTTACTGTGAATTCACCAACCGTCACCTCTACTTTAGTAGCTCCAACTCGAGTTGTTACTACAACGTGTCCTGACTGTGCAGGTTGCTCCCCTATATACGGCATAGTTCTATCCCAATACCGGCTTAGTAGCTGGAAAATCTCCAGTACTTGGCCAGGCCCTAAGAGCCACTCTATACGCGATGTACGCATCATGTTGTGGGTGGTCTGCGACCCCGCTAATACCATCTGTCAGTAATAGCTCCATGTCTCTCCATGTCCTTGCCTCGACTGCTGCGTCCACAACGGCTGCTACCCAAACTGACCCATTCCATGTTTGACCTATAACGGTGCTATCTAATGAAGTAATAGAAAGATAGTTAGAAGGTACGTTATCCAACGCCTGGCCGTATTGACAAACTCCTGTACAAATATTATCATTATTTAACTGTGCATAGTATATACTAGACATATTCTATTATCTCCCATTGTACTATTACTGCCTCCGGGGTTCCCAGAGCAGTATAGTTACTAAAACCTTTGCCGGCTGTGAATGTTAGTGTTGTTGCATTAGTAAGAGTGCCGTTCGCTGATATTGAGGTAGTCAGACCCCAATTAGAGTAATATCTGCCATACATCCCGTTTGCGACCGATATATTAAGCGTGGATTTAGTTACGTCTACTGAATTAATAGTTGCGGTATTAGTAAAAGTTGACATTGGAGTGTTGGCCCCCGCCTGAGATATAGCTATAGTAGTAGTCCCTCTCTGTATTGAAGCTATTGTCCCGCTTGACCCGAAAAAATCTGATAAATTACTCATAATTAAAAGGCCCTCCAGCCGATATTAGTACCCGTATGATACATTAGTGTGATTGTTGTATTTACTTTATCAATAGTCATTGACTGAGCAAGGCCCATAATTCTATCAGAACCATTAGGGGCTACCACGGTATTACTAAAGTTTCCTACAGAAATGTAAACTATAAGATTAGCTGCTCCTGCAGGTAACGTCATTGTTTTTGCTGCTGCAGTTACCATCACAAACTCATTATTAACTAGTGTTTTGTTAACTGCGGTTACAGTAGCTGCGGGATGCAAACTATAACTAGCGGCCGCTGCGTTAATTGCGTTAACTTTAGTAGTCCCCGCAGTATTTACAGCAGCAACACTAGTATTTCCTTGTGTCACTACTCTAGCTTCTTGAGTGTCTCCTTCCGCAATTATTGCACTAACTGTGCTAGGAACTGTAAGGGCTTCGAGTGCTTTTCCAAGAAAAACTAGATCCTTAGGATCAGTTGTACTCGCGGCAAGCGTCGAAGCCTTAGATTGAATCGCAGTTATCTGCGCTGAAAAGTCTGTATTAGTAGTCGGCATTTATAGCACCCCCAGGTTTAATAAATTTTCGTCCTCAAGCGCGGTGAGCCTATTAGCTAGCGTGGTTGAGAGTTTAGATGCAGTAACGGAGCCGTCGGGCACTGCTACAGTTTTAGTTATTGCTTCACTTGATATAATATAGTCTATTACGTCGTTACTTGTTAGAGCACTGGCAAATATAAGCTGTGTTCCGGATATGGTGTAACCGTTAATTGGTGCTTGGGTTACTCCGTTTAAAGATACTATTAAAGAAGCGGCCCCTACGGGAGCGTAGGCAACCGAATCTTTTGTTAAATTGTATGTTGCTGTAGCAGAAGTAGAGATAGCGTCTAATAAGACATTATTCTTTCCTGCTACATCTGGTGATCTTCCTAAAAATGGCATTCTATTCTCCTTTAATACGCATATCTTATAATTACTACCCCTGAACCGCCGGCTCCACCGCCAGCCCCTCCATTTATCCCGTAACCGAAACCGCCACCGCCACCACCACCTGTGTTTGCTGAGCCTGATATTCCTTGAGCGTTGGCGGAAACGCCTCCTGCATTACCGGCTCCACCGCCCCCATTACCTCCAGCTCCTTTATTTGTGGAGGAGTGACTACCTCCACCTCCACCAGCATAGTAAGTACCTAAAGACTTCCAGTCTATACCAACACCTCCATCTCCTCCGGTTCCATCTGCGTCTGTTCCAACAGCCCCTTTTCCGCCACCACCTGCGCCACCACTTCCGCCTGATCCACCACCTGCGTTACCTTGTCCTGAAGTTCCAGGACCGCCACTATGGTCATATTTTTGATTGTCCCATACAAAGCCACCGCCTCCTGAGCCGCCCCCAGTATTAGAATAGGTATAAGGGGATACATGGACACCGCCAGCACCTCTACCTCCTCCAATGGCTGTCTGACTAAAAGCTGTGGTGTTATTTCCATTATATGCTTGGTTATACGTTCCTGACGCTGATTTTTGTGCGCCCGCTCCAATAACTATAGAATGGTTTGCCACAGCAGCTGATTGATTATTGTGTTCTATCGCTCCACCTGCTCCACCACCCCCTGCGAGAGAGCCTCCGCCTCCGCCCCCACCGGCAACTACTAAGGCATCTAAAGTGCTGCCGGCTGCAGTAATTGCAAAAGTACCAGAAGATGTAAACGTGTGGTACCTATATCCTCCAGATGTAGTGATAGTACCTCCAGTAGCTATTGTAACAGCAGTAATTACCTGAGTATAGGCTTGAGTTGCAATAGCCCCCTTAGTATCTGTAGCTCTAATAACAAAGTTATAGGTAGCAGTTGTATTAGTCGCTGTGCCTGTAAGAGCAGTATTTCCTGATGTAGGAAGTACTGCTCCAGCTGGAAGAGTGCCTGACTGTAAACTATAAGCTAGCTCCGCATCAGTATTTTCTAGGTCCGCGAAGTCAATCCCTAAATTATAGCTAAAAGTGCTTGCCCCTCCCTGTGCTGCGATAGTAACAGTACCTCCAGATGAAGTAGGAGGGCTATTAGTATCAAATTCTACCCATACTGAACCATTACTTAAATACATTTTATCTGTAGTAGTATTATAATACATTGTACCCTCAGTACCCACTGAAGGGGCGGAAGATACTTTTGATATCGTATCCTGCCCAGGAGGGACTGCCCACGAGTTATCTCCGCGAAGGAACGTTGTACTTGAAGGAGTGCCTGTAGCACTTAGCATAGGGATATCTACAGCATCAACGGCTATAGTAAGAGCCGCTGCTCCTGTCACATCACCAGTATGTGTGGTGATAGCGTTAGTCACCTTCGCAGTATTAGCAGTTATAGCACTATTAATAGAGTTAGCTAAATGGTCTGCAGTAACTGCATCGTCTGCTATAAGTGCAGTAGTAATCTGGTCGTCTGCTATAAGTGCAGTAGTAATCTGGTCGTCTGCTATAAGTGCAGTAGTGATTGCATCGTCTGCGATCTTAGCTGTCGTAATAGCATCATCAGCTATAGTAGTATTAACCTTAGAAGCAGGAACACTATCCGAAGCAGTACTCATTAAATTGGCAAGCCTACGGGCTTTAGAAAATGCCATTAGGTTATCTCCATAATTCCAAGTGTTACATCAAGCGCGGTTGCAGTACCAGACTTAACTCTTAACACGTCTGTAGCTTCTAGTATGTATTTCTGCCCTGCTAATACTTCCAAGGTGGTACGTCCCGGTATACTCACAGTATCAAGAATTTGAAAGTCTGCACTTGAAGCTGAAGTATCTTGCATTTGGACAGTTGCATCAACAGCATTTGCTGTCTTATTACAAATTGCCATTCCAAGAATTACCGTAGTTGTACCAGACGCAACAGTATACAAATCAACATATGCTGAATGGTTTACGTTTGCTGCGAAAGCATTTTTGAAAGTATTAGCCATAGTTTTATCCTAATGCGATTGCCAGTGCTGTGGCGTCGTCTACTGTTGCCCGTGATGTCAGGTCACTCTGTGTTGCGAAGTTAGATGCGCTAGTTGTTGTAAAGGTTACTTTTCCTGTATCTGTAGTAAGTACATCATCTGTTGCAGCACCGTTTGTGAGCACTACAGAAGTTCCGTTACTTGCTGCGTAGTCTACGCCGTTATCTAGTAGTATTCCATTTAAAAATACTAGTATATCCCCTACCGTGTAACTGACAGAGAATGTAGTCTGATTATTTGTACACACAAATTCCGTAACGGAAGTCGAGGATACATGCCCCGTTATAGCGGCGATACTTGATGCTATAGGGGAAGAACTCATTCTGGCGCTTCTACTTCATCCCAAGATGTAGTACCTTCATTCCACGTGTAAGATTTGCCATCATCTGGGTAAGCTGTAGGAGCTTCCCACAGATAAGTATCTGCATTCTTTGTCCAGCTAGCGAAAGGCTGTGCTGAGTAGAAACCAGTTCCATCATATAGCGAGCCAATTCCTGCATAGTTCTTTCTCAGAGGCGTTTCTCCGTTCGCGTGAACATTTCCATACGTGTTGTAGGAGGTCTGAACCCACTCTCCAGGAGAGGAGTCTACGAACGTATCAAAGAACTCTGCCTCTGCTACGATTACCTGCTCTACTATTCCATTGTTTACTTTTGCATAATGTGCCATTTTTTGTCTCTCTTATCTACGCATTAGCCCATGATATAGTGCCGTTGCCTGCTGTTATAGTTGATGTTGTAATACCCCCAGAAGTTGCACTAGTTTGCGTAATATTTGCAAAGGTTCCAACTACTGTGCTTGGGTAGCGTAAAATTATTACTCCCGATCCTCCATTTCCTCCATTATAAGAACTTCCATCATAACCACCACCACCACCACCACTCCCTGTATTTACAGTTGCGGGACTTGCATGACTGTTCCTTGTGCCCGCTGTTGCTCCTCCAGAACCTGCAGCACCTATATTAGTAGTATTATAAGTGGCACCACCTCCACCACCTGCTCTAGTTACTGCACTCCCTGTTATATTAGATGAAGTTCCGTTACCTCCGTTACCTCCTCCGTAACTGGTATTACCTTGACCGTTTACACCAGAGCCACCAGAGCCACCACCACCACCACCAGCTTGAACACCATTAGTATTAGCTCCTCCATTTCCTCCTGCATTTCCTTGCCCAGAAGTTCCTGATCCTCCTGAATGGCTAAATACACCCCCACCACCTCCAGAACCTCCTGCAGTGCCAGTACTTTGCATTCCTGCTCCGCCACCGCCCAGAGATGTAAAACTAGAAAATACTGAGTTTGACCCTGAAACACCTCCATAGGCGCCTGCTGTACCTCCTGCTCCTCCTGCTCCTATTGTAACAGTATAGGTTGTGCTGCTGTCAGCAGTTAAAGTAAGGGCAGATTCTGTGCTACTACCCCCACCAGAAGCTTGTCCCGTCATATTGGTTCGGTATCCGCCTGCTCCACCACCACCACCAGCATTGCCACCACCACCACCACCACCTGCAATTATTAAGTAGTAAAGTGCAAAACTTGCTGCTGGTTCATCAAAGGTTTTTCTCCAAGCTGTTCCATCATAAAACTTAAGCACATCTTGACTACTATTATCATACCATAAGTCGCCTACAACAGGGTTAGAAGGTGCAGAAGACCCGATTGTATAATACTCTGTTTTATCTACTGTAACTGCATTATCTGCTATTCCTGCTACCACTACCGCATTATCTGCTATAAGTGCAGTAGTAATCTGGTCGTCAGCTATAAGTGCAGTAGTAATCTGGTCGTCAGCTATCTTAGCGGTAGTAATAGCATCATCCGCTACCTTAACTGTAGTAACTGCATTCGCCGCCAGCTCAGACACTGTAATTGCATTTGCGGCGATGTCTTCGGCCACAATAACATCTACACCAATTTTTGCAGTGGTTACAGCATTGGAAGCTAACAGGTCTGTTGTAACAGCTCCGCTACTTAATGATCTACTATTTAATTTAGTTATTGCCACTGTGTGCCTCCCTTAGACTGCATATCTTATAATTACTATACCGCTAGAACCGTTTCCACCCCCGGTGTACCCACCAGTCGGGTAACCTCCCCCACCGCCTGAACCTCTGTTTGCGGGGGTTGCGTTATGGCCTGCTCTATTGCTGCTTGTTTCTCCATATCCCCCACTGCCTCCAACACCACTGCCTCCCACGCCTTGCGCGTTGGTATTATTTCTATAAGAGGCACCTCCACCACCTCCTGCATAAAAGTTACCTAAAGATTTCCAGTTTAATCCTATACCCCCACCTCCAGCTACTGAACTAGTACTACCTGCACTTCCATTACCTCCTACACCTGCCTTGCCTCCGCCGCCTCCGGCGTCTCCATAAGATGTTCCAACCCCTGTTCCTCCTGCATTTCCTTGCCCAGAAGTTCCAGCACCTCCGGCAGTACTATTAGCGTCTCTTCCTGAACCTCCACCTGACCCTCCTGCCACGCCGCCTCCATTACCTCCTGCACCTGCACCTCCTCCAATAGCTGTAGCAGAAAAAGCGACTGTATTTGAACCGCTTGCCCCGTTTCCTCCGGCTCCATTAGTAGTAGTATTAGAACCTGCTCCACCTGCCCCTATTGTAATTGTGTAGGATGCTGCTGATACTGTAGAGCTATTAGTCTCAATTAAGCCTCCCGCACCACCACCTCCACCTGCGAAGTAACCAGATCCTCCGCCCGCACCACCTGCTAATGTCATGATATCAACAGAACCTGACGTATTACTTACAAAAGCACCAGAAGATGTAAACGTGTGGTACTTATATCCTCCAGCAGTAGTTATAGTTCCTCCTGTACCTACAAAGCTAAGAGCAATTACCTGAGTATAGGCTTGGGTAGCAGAAGCTCCTTCGCTGTCAGTTGCTCTAATAACAAAGTTATAGGTAGCTGCGGTATTAGTAGCAGTACCTGTAAGAGCAGTATTTCCTGATGTAGGAAGTACCGCTCCAGCTGGTAAAGTGCCTGAGGCAAGTGTATAAGTTAGGTTTGCATCAGGACTATCGGCATCTGAAAAGTTAAGCCCTAGATTATAGCTAAAAGTGCTGAACCCTAGCTGAGACGAAATAGTAACAGTTCCTCCTGTCGCTGCTGGAGGGAGGTTACCGACAACCTGCCATGCGGTGCCATCGCTAGCATAGAGTAAGTTGCTAGTAGTATTATAGTATAAAGACCCTTCCGAAGCTACAGAAGGCGCTGAAGACTGAATATCAACACCTGCAGGTACTGCGGCCCAAGCGTTATCTCCTCGAAGGAAAGTTGTATTTGAAGGACTACCTGTAGCACTTAGCATAGGAATATCTACAGCATCAACGGCTATAGTAAGAGACGTCCCTCCTGTTACATCGCCGGTGTGTGTAGTGATAGCATTTGTCACCTTCGCAGTATTAGCAGTTATAGCACTGTTAATAGAGTTAGCTAACTGATCTGCAGTAACGGCATCGTCTGCTATAAGTGCAGTAGTGACGGCATCGTCAGCAATCATATCCCCTGTTATTTTAGTTTGTGCCATTCTAGCTTCCTAATACCGGCTTCGTGTCTGGAAAGTCAGAAGTTGAAGGCCATGCTCTGAGGGCTGCTCTGTAGGTTATGTACGCAGCATGTTGCGGATGGTCAGACGTAGGTACGATCCAATCAGAACTTTTTAGCTCATCGTCACGCCACCCTTTTTCTTCTGCGGCCCTAACTTCTTCAGGTGTTAGTTGAGGGATTTCAACCCCATTGCCGTCCAATAGAGTAACGTCTGTATGAGAGTACCCATCTTTAGCGGGAAAAGCTGTTTGAGCAAACTCAAGGGAAGATGAAATCGTATTGATTACTCCGTTTTTTGTTACCTCTATCCTACTCATGTTATTCGCTCCAACATCTCAATTAGCACACCGCCATGACCACCCGCACCAGAATAAACGGTTCTGCCGCTATGACTGATTATGCCACCTGCTCCCCCACCACCGCCTAGTCTGCCGCCTATCATATAGCGATAATCATTAGGAAAATTGTAGTTGATTACTGCTATTCCAGCACCTCCAGCAAACAAACTTGCTCCAGTGCAGTAGGAAACTGTAAAGTTAGTGCCGTTTCTCCCCAAGCCCCCAGTTCCGGGGGGTGACACTGCACTCATTGTTTGCGTAAATGTGTGGTTAACTCTTTCTAACAAGCTACCGCCGTTCCAAAAATCAATAGTTGATTCCCACGCATCGGCACTAGGTGCAACATTACCTATATTGTTTGTGAAACCAAATCCGGGCGCTAATGCACCCCCGCCGGCACTTGATGGGCCAAAAGTGCTGCCGCCATACGTGATGTCTGTGGTGTCTGAAGTAGCTCCTCCTGCCCCGTTTACCCCGCCGCCACCCGCTGCCTGTTGTTGATTGCTTGCGGCTCTGCCATCCAAATCACCGGCACCCCCCGCAAATCCCGTACCAAATAAACCAACGGCTCCCCCACCAGTAGCCATACAATTGTTAGAGCCATTGCTCCCAGAAGCCTTAGTAGCACCCCCTCCCGCTCCTCCGGTATGACGATAGAGTTCTCCTGCACCTCCAACGCCTCCCGCAGCGCCAGCTAGATTTATCACTGTACTCGCACCACCTGCACCCGAACCACCACCTGCACCTCCGTTTGCGGTTATTGTCGTAACGCCTGACCCCGCAAAACTAGTATTACCTCCAGCATTCCCAGTTGCGACTCCATCACTACTCCTACTTTTCTTTACACCACCAACGCCAACCACAACTGTGTACGTGACAGCGGGGTCTAGCTCAAGAATAGACCCTGCATGTTCACCAGCACCGCCTCCACCGAGAGCGCCTGTAGGGTAGGTGTAACTGGCGTTCATACACCCAACCGAACCACTACCTCCTCCTCCGAAACAACGCACAAGCGCCTTAACTTTATAAGGAGGTGACCACGTAGTGCTTACTGTCAACAACACATCGGGTATTAATGGGGGATTAGTTGCCCCTGACCCACCACCTAATTTAACTGGCATACTTAGACCTCCATCCAGCCGAGCGTTGAGTTTGCAAATACAAGTTGTGACCCAGCGCTTGCAGCAATTTCACCGTTATCGGCAGTGCTATTAATTTTATCTGAACCATTGCGAGCGATTGTGACTGTCGCACTGGAATTGTTTCTTACTGATACACTGTGTCCTGCTACTCCGGCGGGGAGCGTAATTGTTACTGCGCTTGTCCCCGTCACCATAATTTGCGAACCGTTGACAGCAGTGACAGCAGTGGCAGTGATAACCCATGCGTTGTATGACAAAACTGGAGCCGCTACTGTTCCAAAACTTAATACATTGTTGCCATCGGTTTTTAGAAACTGACCCGCAGTTCCGTCAGTAACAGCTAACTTTGCTATATCAACAGCATTGTTGGCTATAGTAAGGGCTGCCCCTCCTGTTACATCACCGGTATGTGTAGTGATAGCATTTGTTACTTTAGCAGTATTAGCAGTTATAGCACTGTTAATAGAGTTTGCTAGTTTATCAGCAGTAACTGCGTCGTCTGCTATAAGTGCAGTAGTAATCTGGGCGTCTGCTATAAGTGCAGTAGTAATCTGGTCGTCTGCTATAAGTGCAGTAGTAATCTGGTCGTCTGCTATCTTAGCTGTAGTAACTGCATCGTCTGCAAGGTCAACCGTTATAATAGTACCATTCACTAGTTTAGCAGTAGTAATACTGTTATCAGGAATGCTTGCATTACTTATAGCACCCGCTGCGAACTTGGCTGCGGTTATAGAACCGTCTGCTATCTTTGCAGTAGTAACAGTATTATCATCTGGTGTGCCTACTGTTACTGCACTTGCTGCGTATCTTACTACTTCTACGCTTGTAGAATTTGCTGGTGCAGTAGAAAATGTAAGAGTAGTACCACTAACACTATATGTTGCTTTTTCCTGATACACACCGTTTAAGTATACTTGTGTGTTTGTCTCCGCAATAGGATCTCCGCCCATTGTGAAAGTAGTATCGCTTCCATCACCTGTAAACTCGTCTACAAATATGCCCAGAGGTGTAGCACTTGTTAATATTTGAGTAGGACGATAAGGGTAAACAAATACGTGACTACTGCTTTCTACATATACTAAAGGCTGTGATATGCCTGGCTCTGTTGCTGTGAGAGCACCCGCTGTAGTAGCGTCTAGGTAATACCACTGTCCTACTGTTAAACCATGTGAAGTTAACTCAAATCTTCCTGACTGAGCTACTGTAAATGTGTTGCTGTTTGCTACCGCTACTACCACACCAAGTGCGAGAGTAGT